TAATTCCGGTATCTCTTTCTTTTCTATCTCTATTTGCGGAATATTATCTATCTTTTCTTCTGATAATTTAATTTTTTCAATTTCAGATTCAATCTTCTCTTCAACTTCTGGTTCACTTGGTTCACTTGGTTCACTTGGTTCACTTGTTTCTGGTTCACTTGGTTCACTTGGTTCACTTGTTTCTGGTTCACTTGTTTCTGGTTCACTTGGTTCACTTGTGTCACTTGGTTCACTTGTTTCTGGCTCTATTTTTTCAATTATACCTCGTTCCCCTTGTGGGCCTTGTGGACCTGGAATTAATTCGAATTCTGATTTTTTATTATCAATAATTTCGTATTGATTCAAGACATTTATTTTAATCGGTGTATCAAATTTAACAGTATTATTATTTATATCTGTAAAACCGATAATTTGTGTTGGTAATCTATTTGAATCTAATAAAATAGCTGAGATATTTGTATTATTAAGCGATGGTAATTTTGATGGAATTAAAGTATTGTTAATATCGTATAATAATTCTTTTTGTTGTGTTTGATCAAATTGTCCTTTTATTGGTATAAAATCGTCTTGAATAGGGTTATGTAGAATGGTGATTTTATCAGATAATGGTTCTTGTCGTAGTTGTTCTTGTATATCCGTAATATCTGTTTTATTAACTACTACTCCTTCAGTTTCTAACTTTTTATCCAATAAATGTTGATGTTCAGGTATTGTAGTTACTTCTGGTATAGTTATTTTAGGAGCTTTTATAGGTTTAGGTAATTTAAATATTTTACCTGATTTATCTAGATAACCTTTAAGGTATTTTTTGTCCTTTGTTTTGATAAAGGCTCTAGCTTTTGGGGCTTTTGTTTTTATTCTGTGATATGTAGATGGGATATTAATGAATTTATTGGATGGATAAACTTTATTACCATATTTATTCATAATTTGCGTTAAGCAATTTTTAGCAGATGTGACATTATATAAACATGTATCTGCTTCTAACTTAAATCGACGTCTCTTTAATTCTGTATAAACTGAAGCATCGGAACGTACTACTCTTCCAGTTAAAGGATTAATATAAAAATGAGGTGTTCTATGACTAATATTTCCGCTACCAATTTGTGGTTGAAGTATATATATATTATAATTTAATAAAGAGTCAAATCCTAATGGTTCTAACATAGTATTTTCTGGTAATACGATTTCATAAGCTCCATTAATGTTTGTTTCTTTTGAAATATTTCTTATTAGTACGGGTGTTTTTATAGGTATATAAATTTTCATATGAAAATTACCAAATTGAGGAATTAATATATTACTTGTAGACATAAAACCTTGATTAATATCTTTATCATAAATATTAGTCATTGCTCTATATACAATATAATATGAATCTGGCTTACAGGTTGTATTTATAGGTCTACTAGATTTTACGATATTTTTTCTTATAAATCCCAAGTCTTGAGTAGCTGGAGCACCACGTAATCTAGCATTTAATTCTGGGCCATGTCTAACATATGTGGTTATTACTTCTTTGGCTTCATCAGATTGTTGTTTATCAGCTTCTATATAATTAATATTGCATACATTGATATTTTGTAAAGGATTATCTTGAATTCTTTCCATAATATTTTCTTTATGTTTAGTTTCATCATAACCTTCTAATAAGAATTTTTCGAATTCTTCGTCGTTATCAAAGTTCATTATTAATTATACAATAAAAAAAAAATTGCAATTAGTCAATCTAAATTACTTTTGCTACATGTTATTTATGTGTATCAATGTGTCACTATGTGTATCTATGTGTATCTATGTGTATCTATGTGTATCTATGTGTCACTTATCAAGCATAAATTATCAATAGTGTTTAATTGTTTTTCAGGAGTATCTATATCCATTGTATCTGTATCTAGGTGTGAATTTCGCCGAATAACAAAATCATCTTCACTGTCCTGTTCAATTAGACAAACAGTATTGTTGTATCTTTCCAAGTATTCTTTATTTCTAATTTTATATATTGATTCTCTATAATCTTCAAAAAGTTGTCTGTCTGCTTGATATTTTCTAATTTGGTCTATTGTTGTCTTGAATAAATGTTTAACATTATCAAACCATTCTTTTCTACGTTTAACTTTAATTAAAAACCATTTATTCATAAAATAAAATATTGGTTTAACTTGAATATTTTGTTCTTGATGAATACGAATTGTTTCGGTTGACCATTGGATAAAATCATCTACTGTATTAAGATTATCAGGTGGGTATATATATTTAGTTTCACTATTATCTGGTTCATCAATTTTATTTAATAATATACCTTTATCTTGTTTATCTTGTATTGTTTGGGAAATAAATGATTGTTCGTCAGGTAATTCTTTAATTTCGCATTCTAAAAAGTCACATTCATCCAAGTCCACACAAAAAAGCTGATGTTGCATTTGAACCCAATACCAAATTGGCGGTACACCATCTTCAATTTTACGCGAGTATGGACATTTAATTTCTAACATGACACCATCGGGTGTAATTCCATCAGGGCTAGCTGCTAACCAATTTATTCGCGAATGCGCTATTAATCCAAATTCTATAACATCTGTTTTAAATTCTTTTCTATAAAGTCTTGTAGCAATTTCTTCATATTTTTTACCATGTAATGTGTAAATAGAATCTTTAAATAAATTTTCGCCATAAAAAGTTCTACACTTGTTAATAATATAATCTTCACGAGTATCGTAATGACTTAAACAATTATTAGGTTTATATTTAAAATTCTTAATATTAAAATCCTCCACATATTGTTTACATATATCTTCCGATAAAGTTAAACAACAAGCTGCTTCACTTGCAGTAACTCTTGTGTTACGAGCTTTGAACCATTCAGGAGACCTTTGTGGAGGTTGAACCTTTTTGCGTAATGCCTTTACACGATTCCGATACCAAGTAATGTCTTTTTGTTTAGTACTCATTATTATTATAATTATGAATTATATTTTCAGTTTTATTTAAGAAGAGACTTTAAGATCATGTCAACGTCGTGATTGAGACCAATGCAAGATCATGTCTCCCTATGATAAACGTCGCGATTGAGACCAATGCGATTTTTGAATGTAAATATAATTTAATTAAATTGAATTGAACTGGATAATTTTACTTTTATTGAATTTTTAAAACTTCGTTAAATAATTAAAATTTAAAACTAAGCAGATATTAATAGAAACATGACATCTAAAAAACCTATTCTTCTAAATAAGGCGTTATATTCTAATACAAATCAAACTACATTAGATGTAATAAAGGAACCTGTTACTTTAGAAAACACACATGAGAATATTAAGATTGTGAAGGTTATATATGACAAGGCTCAAGAACTTTTAACAAAAGAAAATAAACTTGATAATGATAAATATGTTAAGTGTATAGAATATTCAGGAAAAATTATTACCTTTTTAGATGGTCTAAATCCATTTCAAATTAATCGTATAAAGGATGATATTAAGACCATTTATTATATTAGTGCAGAGGTTTTAATTAGAACGGTTGGTTTACATATGAATCGTACCGAATTTACAGACAGAGAAAAGGGTACTTTGTATATATCTATTGCACATTTACAAAAAGTGTTGGGAGTAGAACCATTTAATCCGTCAGCAAAAGAGTTATTTAAAATTGTATTTATATATCTTAGTATTTTTAATTCAAATGCAAAAGAGAATATTCAATTATTAACTAATGTTTTGATGATGCACCCGTGTGATTATCAACTTCAATACAATCTAGCATTTATGTATCAAAGAACCAATGATCTTGAAAAGTCATTACAGCATTTTAAGTTAGCATTTGGTATTATTGAGTTGGAATTAAAGGCAGCTGACCCTAAACAAACAGAGCTTGTTAAAGTTTTAACTGAATTCAAAGTAAAATGCCTAAATGGATTAGGTGGTATCTATTTTGCCATTCAAGACCGTGAATTAGCTAATTATTATTTCTTTGAAGCTCTTAAGATTTTACCAGATGATCCTGATATTAATAATCAGATTGGTGTTGTTTATACAGAATTAAGATTTACGGATAAGGCTATTAAACACTATAAGCATGGTATTGAAAATTATAAGAATGCACATATATCAAATGATCTTGATATGTTATTAGCATCAATGCATATGAATATGGGTCTTGCTTATTGTTATGAAATCAATTATCCTATGGCAATTGATTGTTATAATAAGGCACTCAAATACAAGCCAAGACTTTCATTGGCTTATCAGAATAAACTTCTTGATTTAAATTATATTTCACACTTGATTGACGACCCAATGTATATTGCAAAATTACATAAGAATATTAATAAAATTTATTCAAATGTTGTAAATGATTATAAAGTTGCTTTACCAGATTATAAACCTAATGAATTGATACTTAAGTGGGATGGTAAGAATAAAGATTCTTTAGTTGGTAAAACAAAATTAAAGATTGGGTTTATTAGTGGTGATTTTATTTGTCATCCAGTTAGTTATTTCTTGAATTGTATTTTGAAATTTATTAATTATGATTTATTCGATATTCATTGTTATTCATTAAAAGTTGTTGATTTAACTAGCTCATTTCCTAATATTAAATGGAAGGTTGTAAAGGGTACTAGTCCAGATGAATTAAAGAAAATTATAGAAGGTGATAAAATTGATATGTTATTTGACTTGGCTAGTCAAACTGGAGATAACCGTCTTGATACATTTGTTTTGAAACCTGCACCTATTCAAATCAGTTATTGTGGATACCCAAACACATCTGGTTTATCAAATATGGATTATCATATTGTTGATAAGGTATGTGATTCTGATGGTATTACACCTGGTCCAGGCGGAATAGTTAGACCAAGTACACAAAAATATTATACAGAAAAGTTGTTATTTATGGACAAGTGTTTCTTAAGTTATACTCCATCGATAGGTATTAATAATTTACCAAAACTTGAAGAACAACCTTCTGTAAAGAATGGTTATTTAACAATTGGTACATTTAATAGATATAATAAGATTAATGACCGTGTAGTTGCTATGTGGGAAATAATATTACAGAGATGTCCTACAGTAAGATTTGTTATTAAAACAAAAGAATTTTTAACAGATACACTTAGAGAACAGTTTATTAATACATGGAAAGATACTGAAGTATTTAAGAGAGTAACAATTTTGGATTACCAGGATACTTATCAACAGCATCTTGTAGACTATAACTTAATGGATATTGCTTTAGATACTTATCCTTATTCAGGAACTACAACTAGTGCAGAAGCATTAATGATGGGTGTACCTGTATTGACGTTGTTTGATAGTCAAAATGGATTTCATGCTCAGAATGTTACAAGTTCATTGATGATTAATAGTGAACTTCCAGAATATGTTTGTTTAAGCGAAGAAGAATATATTAATAAAGTAGAATACTTTAGCACTCATTTAGAAGAGTTAAAGGATTTAAAACAAGCTGTTCGTGATAAATTTGTTAAAAATATTTGTGACTATCCGAGATTCGTGGGCGAATTAGAAGATAAGCTTTTAACAGTTTATAAGAATCATAAATGGAATTAAGGGAAATTTAAATTACCAAATTCTCCAAAATATTCTTTAGTAGATATATCTCTAACTTTAGCTGCTTCTTCTTCATTATCAAAATAACCTAAAGTTTTAGTTAAATTATTAATTTTTATATTTGATTTCCATTTATTTTTTTTTATATTATAATTCACACCAATATATTTTGATGAACTATTTTTAGTAGAAGATTGATTCATACTATTTTGTCGTGGTGTTACAATTCTTAAATTACATTTTCTATTATCTAATTTATTATTATTTATATGATCTACATAATCTTCTCCATAATAATTCATAATATATCTATGTAATTTTACTGATTTATTATCAATATTTATAATAACATATCCTTGATAATCCATGTATATAGCATATTTCATTAAATTATAATAATCTTCTTCATCTACAATTGTTTCTCCAACTTTTTCTTTTTTTCTATTACATAATTCTATAATACATTCACCTTTTTCATTTTTTTTAATTGGTACTGAATTAATTTTTTCAATACGTTTTAATTCAACATTTTCTTTTATTATTCGTAATTGTTTTTCAGCATCTTCTAATGTTTTATAAACTCCACAATAATGAATATTTTTATATTTAATAAAATATGTTTTATTTGATTTTCTAAAAACAATACCTTTTGGTATATCATCACCACCTCCTTTTTCTTTTTTAGAATATTCTATAAAATTATCAGGTTGTTGAATATTATTAATTTTAGTATGTGTTATTTTATATTTTTTAATCCATAAATCATATTGATAAGCAGCATGTTCTTCAATTTTATAAAATGCTAATATATTTTTATTATTTATTTTAATACTGGCCTGAAATTGATTATTATAATATTTTATAACACCAAAATATTTACTTGAAGAATTTTTTGCTTTTAATTTATTTTTAGCATTTTCTACAGCTGAAACTATTCTAAGATTTTCTCTTCTATTGTCTAATTTATTACCATTTATATGGTCTATAAAATTATGTCTTGTTAATTTTTTATTACTAAGTAATTCAATCATTATATATCTATGAATCGCCCAATCCTTTTTATTTATATTCACTTTTACATACCCATTGTTTAAATGAAATTTAAATTGTTTAAGATGTTCATAATCTTCTTGAGAAACTAAACATTGATGATCAGTTTTTTTTAATGGTATTTTATATTCCATATTAATATAAAATTTATAAAAATTTTCAATTTAAAACGACATCTTCAAAACGTTACCACCCTTCCCTAAAACATAAGGAATAGCAAAAATTAATAAGGCAATAATAGATTTCATCGTATATTTTATCTTTAAGTAAGATTATTTAAATATTACCACCATAAATCGATATATTCGTATTCTGTGATTTCTATTTCTGGGTACATGGTATTTTCATATATTCTCTTTTTATATAATTTTAAACTGTAATTTATAAAAACTCCTGTTAAAGTTGCAACCGTAATAATTTGTTGTATCATTACTAATGGTAAATAAAAAAATATTTATTTTTTACACTTTAATTTATACTTAATCAAATAATTCATTAATAGGAGATGTACGTTTTCTAGGTGATGTTACTGATTTGAAATAATTATGAGATAATAAATATAAAATTATTTTATTAAATTGGCTTTTTAGTCTGTGTATACTTGGTCGTTGTAAAGGATTTATAATTAACATTTTCTCTATAATTTCATTAATCATTTTAGCAGTTGAAGGGTTACCTGTTTCGTTTTCAGTATAAGAACTTTTAAATTTAGGATTAGATTTATAATAATTATAATAACCTAAAATAGCTTCTTGAGATAACAAGGAGTTTATATTCTCTCTTATATTTTCCAAAATATAAGCATTGATTTTATTATAGAGAATACGTTCTTCTTTTTCTTGTTCTGTTTCATCTTCATCTATATTATCAGTGTCCATTTCTTCTATATAAGTATTAAATTCTGGATTTTTATTTCTCAAATCAATTAAATCTAATTCAAAGTCTAACGGGTGATTTTTATAATATTTTGTTTGTGTTCTTATATAATCTGGTTTATAAGGATAAGGCATTTTATTATGTACCATTTCATAAAATACAATACCTAAAGAGTACACATCAGTTTTCATATACTCATTTTTATTTATAGGAATAGTTTTACCTTCTTCTTGTGTATTTGGATCACTTAATAATTTTTGCTTCATGTTAATAACATTTTCAGGAGTATAGTTAATTATTCTAAATAATTCAGGTGCTAAATATATTATTGTCCCAGATGGTTTACAAAGTTTAAGACAACTTACACCAAAGTCAATAAATAGTATATTTTTAATTTGTTGATTAACATACTGAATAATAATATTCTCCGGTTTAATATCACTATGAACAATACCATAACTATGTAAATCATCTAATTGTGATATTAATCTAGACATAACAAATATAACATCCTCTAATTTCATACTTTTATTCAACTCCTTATTACGACTTAATAATGCCGATAATGTTATAGCATTATCTAAATAATTCATTATAATAACGTATTCTTGATTTTTATAATCTATAAAATCATCTATAAGGCATAAGGAAGATTTATTTAAATTATTTAATTCACAGTTATTATATTTAGATATTTTTTTTAAAGCATTTACTTCTAGTAGTATATCAGGTATTTTTGACTTGCTTAAACTTATTTTTTTCATAATATATTTAACGTCATTCTTTTTAACTAGATAAGTTATTCCATAAGCACCCTTTCCTATGATTTTAATTATATCGTATTCTTCACTTTTATTAGTATGTTGATCCATTATTATTATTATATAAAATTAATTCTTTTAATTGTTAATTTATTAATTTTATATAAAGTTTTATCAGATTGTGTAATCTAAAAATTTACCATTCAAGCTATCTTTGTATCCATTAATTGTTATCTTACCAAGAGTTTTTTTAAGATGACATTCTTTACATAAAGTTGCCAAATTATATTCTTCATTTTTATGATGACCAACAGATTTTAAAAAACCAGAGCTATCAGCATCACATTGAGGTATAATATGGTCAGTTTCTAGATTTTTTGTAGAACTACAAATCTCGCATTTTTTTATAATCTTTTTAGCATTATATACACTCTTTTTTTTACCCAATACATTATTTTGTTTCTCTAAAAATTTATTTCTAATTTGAAAAGCATCATCTATTAATAAATCATCTTCTAATATTGTTTTTGCTACTTCTAAACCATATAAATCACTACCACTTCCAGACATTAACTTTCTTTCAAATATTATATCATGATTTTTTATATTTACACTAAGATGACAAATTTGAATACTATTATTTTTCATTATAGCATCCTCATCCTTTAATTTATGTAAATGAGTTGTAAAAAAGAACTTTGTATTAGTTGACACTAATCTTCTTATAGTAGATGCTACTAATCCAATACTACTTACATATTCTGTACCTTTACACATTTCGTCACAAAGAACTAATGTATTAGGACCAGTACATCTTAAAATCTTTTTTAAACCAAGAGTCTCTGTTATAAAACTAGACTTTCCACTAAATAGGTTATCTGTTAAATCAACTTGACTAATAATAGTGTGAAATGGACTAAACTTAAATGATTTACACGGCACATATAATCCGCATTGTGCCAATATAACATTTATACCAATAGCTCTTAACAAACTAGATTTTCCACTACTATTTAAACCAAATAATAACATGCCATTTTGAGTTTGGTCAAGAGTTATATCATTAGGTATATAATTCTTACCGAGACGTTCTATAATAGGATGTCTAAGCTGAATTGCTTCAAAAAATGACAGCTGGCCAACCGACGGTGATTCCATAATTTCAGGTCTAACATAATTGTATTTTTCCTTACATTTATAATTTGAATAACATATATCAATTATCTCTATAAACATTTTACATTTTCCAAATAAATCTCTGTATGTGTTGTAGTATTCACTCATTAAATTAAGATAATGTACCTTTATTTTCTTATGCAATAGTTCTCTGTAATTTAATAGTTCTGATGATAATGTTAATAATTGTTCTGGATAAAATTTAGTTGTATTATTGGTTTGTTTTAATCTAAAATCAAATTTATCTTTGCTTTCTTTTAATTTTATTATTAAGGATTGATATCTAATTTTTGTACATATAAAAGAATATCCTTCATTCTCTGTATATGTTAACTTAACCATAGGTGTATCTTCTTTAGAATTAATTTTGTTATCGTAAAATAGACGTAATTTTTCTCTTTTATTTTCTATTTCTGTAATTTTATTTTGAATAATATCTAGTTCTGGAATAACACCCTGCCAAAAATAATTTACAATCTCGTCTTTTGATGTATTTAAATCAAACTTTTTCATCAATTCAAAATCAAACTTTTTAGTATAATTATTAATATATTCATCAAACACTTTAATTTCTGTATTTGATAAATTAATCCTGGATACTCCGCTTTTATCATTTAATAAATTAGATAATTTTAGAATATGTTTATAATTTTCATTGAGTTTTACAAATTCATATGGGTGAAGAATATCTAAACTCATTTTTCTATGTAATTTCTCAAAATCAATAATGTCACCAAGTATCAATTCTACATCTTTAATTACATTGTTTAATTCTTCAGTAATTATGTATCTTTCATTAATTATATCTTCATTTTTGAATGGTTTACATAATAAAGATAATAAATGTCTTTTACCAATTGATGTCTTTGTAAAATTAATTACATCAAAAAGAGATTCTGGTTTTATTTTATGTTGAATATTCTTACTTATAATATTAAGCTGTTCTACTGTATTCAATTCTAAAATCAAATTCTTATTTTCGTAAATAACATTTGGTAAATTTAAATTTCTAATATATGATAAATCATGACGACCAATAAATTCTATCGTATACATTAAATTTACAATAGATAATTCATACTTGCCAATATTCATATACTCTACTGGAGATAATAATCCAAAATTTATATGTGAGTATACTTCCTTTAAGAATTTGCTTTGATATTCCTTATCCAAATATAACTTCTCACTCTTGTCTATACAAGATATCATAACATTATCATAATTATTTACAAAAAACTCTTCTATATATTTCATACCCCAAAAATTTTCATGTCTTATTTTAAGTTGAATTTCTCTAGGAAAATATCTATATATAATTCTATCTAACTCATCTAATGAAAGAGATAATGAGTACGTGTCATTGTATTTACATGTAAATATATTCTCTGTTAGTTCAATATCATTATATTCATTCTTAACACAACAAACTGATGTATTAATTTGATGAATCAAGGTAGCATTTTTCTTACTAGATGACTTTACAGTTTTAATATCTAACATAAGAGACAATAAATTACCAGAATTATAATCTAAGGGTTGAAGACTAGGAGAATAAACTTTTGTTACACCTCGTTTCAAATTACCCTTTGAACTTCTATTATTACTATCTTCTAATTGATTAACTAAAATAACAGTATAATTAGCACTTAATAACATTGGTAGAAATTTATCTAAACAACTTGTATTAAATCCTGCAAAATTAACTTCTATTTTACCTATTACTTTACAAGCATATTTCATATCATTTAAAATTTTTGCTATAATAAAGGCATTTCCTAATTGTTCATATTCATTATCAATTTGATATATTTCATAAAACGCACCATTCTCATACAACACACATGTTCTTTCTCCATATTCCTTTACCTTTTCTGAATATATATTAAAATATTCGCTAATCATCGTTGACTTTGTGTACAGAAGGTCAAGGTTCATTAATTCCTTTTTAATACGGTTAAATATTAAAATAGTTTATTTTTAAATAAGGCAAATTAATTTCAAATAATTTTTTTTATTTGATTATAATATAAATAAATATGGAATCGTTACAGAATGTCCAAACAGCAGTTCAAGATAATTTTAAAACTCTTCTTCAAAACCCTTATCTTATGGCCATCTTAAAAGTTGGTCTCGTATTATATGCATCTAGAATTGCACCCAAGGTACCTACTTTTATACAAAATACTTTTGAAAATACCTTTGTTAAAATTATAGCTATTGCTTTATTGGCATATATTTCCGAAGTTGACTTCCAACTAGCTATCCTATTAGCAATTGTTCTAGTATTAGGTGCTAACTTCCTAGGAGGTCGAGGTGTATTTGAATCCTATGATAATGTTGGGTTTAATAATGCCGGTGAATACCAGCGTGATATGACTAAATACACAAATCTCCTTGGGCAACCAGTTCAAGTTGGGGATTTTAAACTTCAAGAATCATTATCCGATAACTATCCTGGATGTAATAAAGTTACATTAAAAGACCTATTGGCTCTATTCAACGGAGATGCCCCTAAACTTCAAAAAACTGTTCAATATGCCTTTTCTGAATTAAATGCCGTTTTAGCAGGAAAAGATAAAGATAATCTCCTAAGAATTGCACGTGCAGCTGGATTACCTTATAACGTCGATTTAAGTGACGAAAATGCTCCGCTTATTGCGACAATTCTTCTTAACTATGGATACAAAGTGTCCGATACCTGTCAACCACCACAACAATAAATAACAAAATATATATTATTTAATAATATATATTTTATTTCCAGATCAAACTTTCGATTGAGACGAGACTAGATGTGTATTAGAGTATCAATCAGTTAAGAATATCTTAACTCATTATTTTTAATCATTAGATATTTAACATCTAAATTATCATCATTTATTACATCAAAAAAGTTGTTTATATTTGCGTTATTTACTAGATGCTTAACTATTTTTGAATAAAATCTTTTTTGTAATATCTTTAGTCTATCTTTACTATTAATTATTAATGCATTATCTCCTAATAATTTATAAACATCTACCATATTAGATGAATAATCATCATTATAAATAATTATATGTACATTATCTTTGTTAATTAGTTTTTGCAATTTTTCAACATCGAATTTAATACTATAATCTATTATAAATATATATCTTTTATCCGATTCTAATTCGGGTAATGTTAATGTATTTTTTATAATTAAATTATTGAAATATAAATATGGATTTTCTAATAACATATCTCTAAAATTTTTCTTATTCTCATTAAATGTAAAAATATGCAAGCTATTATCGTATATATTTTCAACATCATTTAGTTTACTCATCTTGAATAATATATCATTTAATATGTCAATATTTTTATAATTATCATTATTAATAATCAACATATTCTTCTTATAAAATTCAGACGCCTTTAATACTAATTTTTTTATACTTTGTTTTGGTACTTCTCTACCCTCTCTAACTGACTCGGGTACTTTTGTTTTTTTAATTGCATTAGAAGAACCAGAGTTAGTTGAAGATAAAGACGAAGTATCATATGAAGATTCACTAGAGTCGTCATTGTCGTAATTGTCGTCCTTGGAATTTTGAGAATGTTTTGATGAATATATATGTGACGAATGCTTTGATGTTTTATCACTTGATGAAGATGAACTTGACGATGAAGTTTGAGCATCTGACTCGCTAGTTGATTCTTCTGGTATAAATTCCGGTTGTTTGTTCTTTGGTTTGTGTGACACAAAAATATTTGTTAATAAATCCGTAAGATTTTCCATGTAATATTATTAACAAACAAAATAATTTATAAAACGAGACGACTATATGTAATGTAAGTTAAGTTTTCCATATGTCTTCCCAAAACATATCTACTAGGTAATCTCTATTTGAATAGAATTTTCTAAATATTTTTCTATAATACATTTCTTCTTTATTTTTTGGAATAGTTTTCATATTAATGTTTGATTCATTTAATAAACCATTTAAAAATGTATTGAATTCTTCATCAGTTATTACATTATTCATATAATTGGTAAGTCTTAATTCAAAATTTGTTAATGAATGACACAAACATTGATGTTCCTTCCATAAACAATCTTCTAATATTAATTCAGAACCGTAAACATTTGTTTCAAAGGCCTTTCTAAATATATATTTACTAATAGGGGCTTTATTAGATGTATAATAACCAACTCGCCTTAATTTAGGATGCAATGTTAACATATATTCAATCAAATTTTTATCTAAATAAGGATGTCTAATTTCTAAACCAAACATATTTGCTATTTTATCAGTTCTTAATAAATCAAATTTGTACATATTCTGTAATAATTCTACACTTTTTATTTGGAATTGATCATCATCTAAATTATTAAAGTTTTCATACCCACCTAATTCATCTAGACCATCTCCTGTTAATAATACCTTGACATCTGTTTTCGTTTTTATGTAATTTAAAAGATAAAAATATGGTAAAGATTCTCTTACTGTTTCTGGGTCATAACTTTCTAAATGATAAATAATTTGTTCAATATCAGACTTAACAATAGACATATGATTTACATTAATAATATGATGATGAATATCTATTTGGTATTTATTTTCTAAAAAATTTACAATATTAACTGATTTTTCACAATCTAAATCCTCACCTGCTAATTGATCTCCTATTGTAAAGACATTGAAAGGATTATTGACAAAATCATAATTTTTCTCTACTAGATTCTTAACAACTATACTCAAAATCAAAGAACTATCAAACCCGCCAGATAATAATATTCCAACTTTATGGTCTGAATTTTTAAATCTAGTTGTAATACTATTTGTTATCTTTTCTTGTAAATTTTTATATATTTCACTTAAGGAATCAGGTTGTGTAGAATCTATAGTACACATTGACAAATCCTTGTATTTATCTAAAGAATAATATTTAATAAAATTATCATTTTTCTCCATAATAGATTGTTGAAAAGACCAATATGTACCAGGTATAACATGTTTAATCATATATGATGGATTGTTTAAGATGTATTCAGGCAATGATTTAATTTCTGACACAAACATACATAAAGACATATCATCGTTTTTCACATAATATAATGGTCTCATACCTAAATAATCTCGACATGCATATACGTTAGTTTTATTTAGTTGAAATGTTTTAATATTTTCAGTTAAAATAAATGCATACTCTCCATCTATATTATTTAACGTTGTCTCTATATCATTATTTATATATAATGGTAAAATAATTTCAACATCACACGTAGATGATAAATCTTTATCTGTAAATTCATGTGACGCTTTTAATTCTTGATAATTATAAATTTCACCATTACACAATAGTTTTCTATCTGGTCTATTTCTTAATTCAGGGTACTTTAGCAATTTATTAACAATAGGGTCTTCAAAGGGTTGTGTAGCATTGTAAGATATATCATTTACACATAATCTATGATGTGCAAATATAAAAGTATACTGTTTGTATGTTCTAATATCATCTTTTGATAAATATAATTGAATATTTTGTTGCTGCACATTATTTAAATTATTCAAATTATCTGTTGATACAGATATGTAATTTGATTCATCTGGACCTCTATGTTTCATTTTCATAAATGAACTTATCATATTAATATTGATTTTAGTATCATTTGTATGAATAATAAATTCAAACCCACCCATAGTTAATATACCAATATATATTAATTAATAAAATAATTCGCACCAACATCTTTTTTATCCACAACTACTCGATTTTTATCCACAACTACTAGAATCATTATTAGTAATTACACTATAAATATCATCAAATGTTTTGAAAATTTGAATTTTATCATTAACAGTAATTCTCTTAAGATGTAACTTAATTTTTAATTTTTCCAAAAATTCATCCTTTAAAGTTTTAAGATTATCTGCATCTAACCTTTTATTTTTCTTCAAATGTATAATATACATTACTAAATCTTCATTTATAACTTTCTCTGTGTCCTTATTAATTGAACTTTTAACAGAACTTATTTTTTTTGTTTTTGGTTTAGACGATGACTCTTCTTGTAGCTTTTCGTCTACCTTTTCTTTTAAATAAAAAGACTTGTCTTCTTCTTTGAATTTCAATGAATAGATTTGTTCAATAACTCCACGTTTAGCATTCCATTTAATATCTTTGAATCTTAATCTCTTAACATTATCAGTTATTAAATTTTTAACAGTATTAATTGAGGTTTCAATATCATTTCCTTCTATCAAACCTGGTTCTACAAGATATTTGTGAATAAAATGCGATATATATTCATGATATCTATCTAACTTTTCATCATCTGTTAGTTCACTCCATTTTTTGAAATATTTACCAGTTTGATATAAAGAAACTTTTTTAACATGAATCTGGTTATAAATATATTGGTATAATTCTTGTTTCAAATTATTACTTGAATTATTAATAAATCGTTGTGATACTTCGATTGAATCTAATATATTTTTATATTCTAAAAATTTATCATTATACATGGTGATTATAAATTCACCTGTACTAGATAATTCAATATTCTCCTGGTCTTTTCTTATATTTACGGGTATATAAACACCATAATAAGCAGAAATAAATTCATTTATATTAAGACCTGTTTCAATTACTATACTACTTATATTGTTAACTATAATTTTAAACTTATCTTTGATTTTTTTTGTTTTTACATTAGAATTTATATACTCTTTAAGATACTCTTCAGATAATTGTAACAGATTAATCTGAGAAGTTGATAAATAATCTCTATGTAATTTATTAAAATATAGTTCTAAATCTTCTTTTTGCACAAGTAATATATTATGTTCAACCTTTAAAATATATTTATCATATAAATATCTATATAATTTACCATTATCATCTTGACTATCTAACCAATTAAGACGTTCATTATTGATGTTATCTGTTAAAATAATACATGTACACATCCCATATGTATTAATAATATCTTTATGAAAAAATAAAAATCCTGGCATATCAGGGCATAATTCTTGTTCTTTAGAAGAATACATATCTTCTATATATGTCATTTTTTCAAAATCATGTTGAGCCTTTTCTCTTTTTTTCTTTAATTCTCCTAAAAGTTCTATTGAATTTGGTTTGTTTTTAATACGATAATATTCCATGGAATCATTTATTTTCATAACCTTTTTATATTCATTGTCTTTACGGGTTTTATCCTTAGATAACTTTAAATCTCTCATCGCTGTCTCCAACTCATTCATATATTCTTTTTTTTTATTATTTAAAGTATCAATAAATTCTGTATCTGAACTTGATGTGCATTTATAAATAATTTGTTGAATATTATTTTTCAAAAATTCTATACGCTGAGATAACAAGTTCTGATTCTCCATATTTATTATCTTATTATAAGTCAATAATATTATTCATTTTTTTTAAACGTCAAATTATTCAAGTATTAAATTTTTAAATCTTATTAATTAAATTTTTAACACACTCAGATAACCCACGAAATACGAGGATTATATGTTAATTTCTTCCATTATCTGAGTGTGGTCTTTAAATACCACGCATAAAATTAATTGTATTTAATTAGAATAGTACATTAAAATCGATCAGACAATAAGCCTCAAGTGGGCTGAATAAATTATTCAATTAATTTTATGCGTGGTATTTTTAAAAAAGTAATTTCTAAACGTATAATATATGATTCCTGATAAACTGTTTATTAACCTAAAAATTCTTAGTAAAATTCAGAAGAATGGAAGAATTTCTAGAAGTAGTAATGGAATTATTGCATTAGAACATGAATCATTTTACCAATCTCTCAAACGTTTTATTACAAGTGATTCACGAAGGCAATCTGTGTTCGAAATTAATAGTATCATAAATGAAACGATTGAATGTATGAACAATATTGTTAATTCAAAATTTATGAACAAAATATATAGCAATACAGATGAATATTACAAAAACGGTGAGACTCTTAGTTTGCTTTTACAAGAATTAACTGCTGCAAAAAATGGGATAGATCATTTAAAATTCACATATTCAGCAGACCCTAATGTTAATTCGCAATTAGATATTCTTATTATAAAAATTAATAGTTCTATCAAAGATATGCAACACAAAGTATCTTACTTTCAATCATTTTTACCAGAATCATATAAACAAGAAGTTATACCACAAACTATTAACCCAAATTATTATATGAATGAAACATCTTCCATAAGCGTCGCCCCATCATCTCTATCCTTATCCAATGTACCACATCCAACACCTAATTCCTATACTGAACAATGTATTGAAACTAATATGGATGAATTAAACCAGATGTCGTTAGGAATGGATGATTTAAACACCGTAATTGATATGAATAATATGGATTCTATTATTTAACGTGAATCTGTTATCTATTTTTTTTTTTTCTATGTATAATATAATAATGAAATCATTGGATTATACTTTAGAAAGGTTACCTGGTAACCAACTTGAACATTCTAATGCATCTTTACCATTAGGTAATCCTAAACCTATATTGCAACAAACTAAAAGTAATATTACAACAAATCCATTTATTAAAGAAACTGGTGTAGATATACCATATAATCCTACATTTAATCAAATAAATGAACATGTTTCAGTTACATTTGTCGGTCTTTTAGATGATATGTTTAATAAACCAGATAATGAGTCTTGGAATTCATATCTTCCAAAAATAGTTTCCAAGGATAACAGGTATAATTATATAGCAGTATTAATATTTTTTATCGCTTTGTATATTCTTTTAATTAAATAAGCTTGGTTATAGACTCTTCAATTAATTTTCACGTGGAAGCATAAATGTATCTCCTATTAAAAATGAAGGACTACATACATGTCTATATTTTTCATGTTCTAATGTTATTATACGTTCTTCTAAAATTATAACTTTATTACTTAGTTGTTCTATAGTTCTTTTTAAAATTTCGATTTCGTTAGCTTCCATACTTGTTAATATAGAACATGAATTAAACATACATATGTGAATAACGTATTTCATCTTGATGAGCATCTAGACAATTATCGATAAATGATTTTGTAATATGAACTGTTTCTGTTTCTGTTTCTTTAATATTCAATAGAGACAAGTTATCATTTACATCATTATATGAACTTTCTGATTTAGTAATAGATAGATTAGATTCTTTATATTGTCCGGTTAAAAACAAGTAGTTGATTCTATTAAATAATTTTTCTAAACATTTTCGTAACTGTCTAACACCCTCTTCTTTTGGTACTTTTGATTCAATAACATATTTTAATAATTCATTATCTAAAATTATAAACTTATCTTTTTTGATATTTAATGTATTGATAATATCTGGAATCATTTTATCAGCTGCAATTGTAACTTTTGCATCTACACTAGGAGAGTCAATATAAATTATTTTCATTCTATCTGAAACAATACGATCAACTTTATCGTGTTCATTGAATGCAATAACAAAAAGAGCCCTACTCAAATTAATATTAATATTTGAAAGATAATTATCTTGAAATTTATTATTTTGTTCCTCATCCAATACATGTGTTAAAATACCATTAATTTCTCTACCTTTATGTTCACTAATTTTATCAATCTCATCCAAATAAATAATAGGATTCATACATCCTGCACTTGTCAAAATCTCTACAAATTTACCTGGTTTTGAAGCCACATATGTCTCAGAATGTCCCGTTAAAACGCTCACGTCATTTAAACCTCCGAAATTAACTTGGTAAAACGGTAATTCAAGTGCTTCTGCTAATGATTTTAGAATCTTAGTGTTATGAGTAACTATAAAATTACCCAAAACAAATCTTTCATTTCCATCTATCATAAACCCATAATAATTATCTTCAACTAATTCTTCAACTTTTATACTTGATACTAATACATCTTTAATCTGTTGTCTTGAATTTGATTTTTTTCTTGGACAAAGAACTGGTATTTCTTCAATGCCTTCTCCTGATATATTAATTGCCCATGCTTCTCCATATTTTTTAACTCCTTGATATGTCCAAGAAGTTTGTTTTTTATTTTTATAACAAGCAAAACCTAAAGATCTACATAAATAAATAACATCATCAATAAGTTCTTCATGTTCTAAAGATTGACAAAATTGATAATCAGATTTACTATGAGAAAGATAACCATCACTATCAATTAATCCGGCTAATAATTTTAATCTATTTTGTCTTGAATTACATTTATAAATGAGTGGAATATGTTTATTTTTAATCATATTATGTTGTTTTAAACTATTTAACATTCTATTATTTCCACCACTATTCCAATCTTCATTTTTTAATCCATTAATTCTATAATCATATTGATGACCACTATATTGCAAATAACATTCATATTTTGGTAATGTAGATGATACATATTTTAATATAGTAGCATCTTGACATGATATACCAGATGTTTTTTTATCACCATCTCCTAACCATAAACCTATAATATATGGGTCAAAATCTAATTCTTTTTCAACAAAATTAATAGGAACAGAATAACCTTTTAATTTATCCTTAATTGATTGTGATAATTTCAAATATTTCTTAATAGATATTTCACATATTTTATCTTCCTTTAAATTATTTAAATATTCTTTCGCTTCTTCATAAATTACATTTTTATCTCTATTTTTATAATAGAAATTTTTCATATCAATTTTTATATCTTTATTATTAAACCATTTTACTCTAAATCTTTTATATTTTTTATCATCTACTATATTTTTACGTGTTGAGTATTTTAAACAAATAATATGTTCAGAATTTACAGTGTAACTTTCACCTTTAACATTTGTAATTTTATACATTGTATCTCTACCACGTCCTAATGATAATACCTTTCTCTGTGTAGAATCATCACCCATTAATAAATCTCCTTCTTCTACATCTTGAACCATTTTAATAGTTCCATTAAACATTAAAATCGGAGTATCTTTACTAAAACACTTTCCGACACCTGGTGGTCCACATAAAGCTAACACATGACCTTTGCTATGAGGATTAGAAATTTTTCTAGCTAAAAATTCCATAATTTCATCTTTTACTTTATCCATATCATGGACGTTTTTATCTAAATGACTTCTTACCATTTTAAAGTATTCATTAATTTTATCAGAACTATCTGACATCTTGACTTTAAAAGGTTTATATTTACCAAATGGAATATTTAAAACTGTTTTCAACCATGTTTTACCTTTTGCATAATCACTACATCCTAATTTTTGAATACTATCATACTTGTCAAGTAAAAATATTTTTGTTTCAATATCAACATCTAGTAACATAATTTGTTGTTTTAAATCTAATGTTGAATCATCTACTTTACGCTTTTTTTTAAACAATGAAATGTCTTTTTCTATATTTTTAATTTTTCTCTTTAATTTAGGATTATCATCTATAACCAATTCACTCTGTTCTTCAGACTCTACTCTTTGTTTTCTCTTATATAATGCTGGTGGTTTTGGCATATCTAACATATAAATAGATTTAACTTCAATCCAATAAATTTCCTCTGGATTGCGTGGATTTACCAATCCATCAGATACATGACTTATAGCACATATATAATAACTAAACTTATTATTAAAACTATCATAAATTGAAATCATATCCGCTCTTTGGTAACTTACATTAATCGACCATTCGCCTTTAAACATTTTTATAATTCTGTGATTAAAAGTTAACAAAATTATAATTCATTTTTTATTTAATCTTACCAAAAGAAGCGCTTGTTGTCCAACGATATGAAAAACTGCCGTGTGAGAACTAGTGTATCATGTTACCCGAGAAGACCACTACGAAAATTATTATATTAAAGGTCTATCATCTGAGCTAATAGCATTACTTATTACCAGTAGATTTTTTCGTTTTTCAGGGATTTGATGTATCGGTTTTATCTTGTTCATAATAAAATAAAATGGACTTTTAATTGTATCGTATACATGTTCAATAAAAGATATATGATCTGCCATACTATCACTTCCATTTTTTAAATACCTTATATCATCTTCTATTTTATCTAGTCTTTGAATAATTTCATCTAGTTTCTTTAAAATGCTAGTAAAGTTATCTTCTTTTTCGTACATTTATAATACTAAAATAAATTAAATACAAAATTATAACAATTATTATTAAATCAAATACATCAGATAAACTTGTCGATCTAGTTAGTCTAATATACTTTGAACTATTTAACTCTGGGTATAATTCTTTTGATAAAACAACAGCATTACTTACAGCAGATTCTAATGAAGTAAATTTATAATAACTTTTACCATTATGAGTACCTAAATTATACATGTTTTTTATTACATTATTTTGATATGGTAAATAACCTTTATTAGATGTCATAATAAATGCAGTATTCATCGAAATCCATTTTTTATTTTTATCATCATATTTAACAACTGGAGACATAATACTTACAGTAGGTCGTGGTAAACTAGGATAGGCTTCTTTTAATTGTAAAAACATTTCATCCACCAATTCATTTGCATTACATTCATTGGCCATTTTATTATTATTTGGGGACCTTCTATTACTAATAGTTACAGCAGCTGATATAACTGTTTTAGAATTAGTCTCCTCGAACTTCATATAGTCACTTAAAACTACAAATGCAATACCCCAAGATGATTTAGGGAATCCATACACCTTTTTAAGATTCAAGTCTTTATTCCAATGAAATGACACTGACATATATTCTATATACGCCGTATCAATTGCATATTGTTTTAAATTGCCCCAACTGTGCGAAATATTAAATTTTGTTGTCATTTCTAATAAATTCTTTGGAGGTATAGCCATTATAAACTTTTTACTATAAATAGTTTCCAAGTAATTATTTACATACAAATTTACAGACTCTATTTTTTTATCTTTAATATTTATGTTTTTAATAGTTGTATCTAAATAAAAATGAACACCTTTGTTTTGTAGCGCATCCTTCCAAATCTTAAATAATCCAATATCATTCGGTAATTTTGGCTGATACAACGAATAAAAAAATTGCTGATTGAATAATTGTAAAAACTCTTGTAATGTATATTTATCAACTCCTCCACCATCTGTCAATTTACATACTCTATCTATCATTTCAACAGAATTCTCATCAAAATTATTATTATGTAAATAATCTTTTAAAATTACATTGACACCATGATTATCATTTAACATTAACATTGTAAATTCCTTAAATAAATAGCCAAGTTCAGACCAAGACAATGTAGAAAAAATCGTTTCGCCACCTATTTCCGATACAGAAAAATTATACTTTGTAAATAAATTATAAAAATCCACACCCATCTCATTTAATAAACTTTGAAATACCTTATATGTACTACTATACACTCTAGGTCCATGTTCAGTAAATAATCCATTGATACGTCTTACCGCATGACATCCACCTATAACATTTTCTTTCTCAATAATTAATATACGTTTATTCAAATGACTAACACATTGAGCTAATGCTAATCCAGCTGGTCCAGCTCCAATAATAACTATATCATATTCGTTACTCATCTAATATTAAACAAATAAAAAAGTTCTTTTTATTTATTCTAATATACAACATAAAATAAAGGATTTTAGACTTCAAAAATATATTTTAATGTACTTGCAATAAGATACTGATAATTATCAAATAAAGTTACAAAATGAGTCTCATTAAAGTAATCATTAAAAATAATATAATGTGAATCTGGATAAATTCTACAAGAAATTTGAATATTATCATTAAGTACATTTTCAATTAATTCATAATAATTATTAGGTTTAGAATATCTTTTATTTACAAAAGTATAAGCATAATTATCAACAAAATATTGTGGTAACATAGAATCCCATATGTAATGTAGATTACTTGTTCTATTTTTACCATCTATTAAAACATTAACCTTGAAACTATTACCTCCTCTATCGTAACCTAGTAAATGCATTGGTTGTGAGAAATCTTGGATAAAGTGAACAAGAAATTTTAACAATTCTACATTCGTTAATTTTGTATCCTCATTTATAACATAATCGTAATTGAAATTGTATTTTATTGAATTTGTAAAATCTTGTAATACTGATACTATACAATGATTATTACAATATTTATCAATAATGTCCTTATTATATTTCTGATTATGACATTCTAATATATCTATAAAATGTAAATTTTTTGTCCAGATATATTTTGAATTACGCTTAATTTTATCAGCCCAAGAACTTATAGAACTAATACTCTGACCTTCAAATACAGCAATTACCTTATTATATAATTCTGGCTCATATCTTACTAAATAATTATCTGTTATCTTACCTAAATATCCATGCATTTTATACCCATAACTATTTACAAATAAAAAAAGGGCGCTAAAAGCACCTAAAAAAATCAACCGTGTCATGTTTTTTAAAATTATATTTATATTTATTTTATATTATTTTTAAATAAACATATTTTGTCAAGGCCATTTCATTTCTTGTATATGTTATTATCATTAAACATATTTTTAAAAAATGTTAATATTTTATTACAGTTAGTTTCATTTCTTGTATCTATAGTTTCATTTGTATCTACATAATAATTAATAGGATATATAAAAACTGTAACATTATCACTAAATGTTACAGTTGGATTATTCCCAAAAAATATGATATCATTGTTATTTATTTTTTGAAATGTAATATGCGTGTCACTCATCGTATTTGTTATATATTTATTTTATATCTTTATTTTATATCTTTTCATTTATTTTTTACTTTTATTCTTCATCTGCCCAACTTTTATCAGACATTTCCAAGTTACTAAAATCTATAACCTTATCTTCTGGAATAGGTGGTAAATCATACGTTAGATATGTGTTATCTACTGTATCTAACCGAGAATCCAACGTTTCTTCAACCTTGGATAATTTATCAACAGATACAATTAAGACTCCATATGACATACTTGTCATGATTGTACATTGATTAATTAGAGAAGGTACCTTGACACGTCTCATAAAATTACCATAATGACATTCTGAATAAATAGTTGTGTCATCTTTCTGAAGAGATAGATTTTGCTTGTTACCAGAAATTAGTAAAAACTGCCCATCACGTACTTGAACTGTAATATCATTTTTTGACAGTCCTGGTAATTCCATACGAATTATATATGAATTATAACGTTCGTATAAATCAGCTTTTGGTGAATGCTGATACTTCTTTAGGTTATTAAGTTCAAATAGTAAATCCTTAAAACTAAGACGTGGTTTATCCGCAGATTTATTTTTATGAAATTGCTTTTTGTTATTCTTATTCTTTGTAAGAGTTTGAAAATCTGATATTTCGGTAAGTTGAGTACTTTCAATAGTGTTATTTGACATTATTTTATATAATTATAAAAATAAAAAAGTATTCATTTTTTTTTTTTTAGGATAAAAATTAACTTTATCTATAAACTTTTACAATTTCTTTAATTATAATATTATATTCAATAGAATTATCTAATAAATTTCTAGATTACCACCTCTTTGAAAACAAGTAAACATTTGATGACAACTGCTACAAATAAGTCTACACTTTTCTATTTCATCTAATATTCTTTCTGTTTTACATAAATTTGATATTTGTTTATACTTTTCACCATAAATATGATCAAAATCTAAACAATATGATAGTATATATTATCATTTGATGTGTCCAATTAATCCACCAATTTGTAGTTTGATTTGTTGAACAAGTAGTTTTTTATCGTCTTTACAACTTTTATTACAAATATTACAATTCATTATTAAATTATAATATTTTTATCCTTTACATTAACTCGCGACTGGTATTAAATTATAATATTTTTAGATTAAATTATAATATTTTTACAATTATTCAATTCAATTTTTCATCACCACAGTCATAAACACAATTATTAATAACGCCATCTATTTCCACAAGCACATTGTACAAACGTAGTCATTGGTTCATCCTTATATACATCGACCAAAGCTCAGCTTCAGTTTCAGTAAGATACCCTTCCTTTCGGAATATTTACCAGGGAATAGACTATATCTTAAGGGAATAATTTCCCCCATCACCATTTAGTCGTTGAACCTTCTCCTTTCAATTAAGTTAAGGAGCTTGGCTGCGGATTTTCCAATCTTTTACATTTTTACCATTGGGTACGGCTATTAACCGTGTTCCTTTTAGATATTTCTAAATAAAAGTGGTAGTAAAAGCTCTAAGGAGTTTCCCGCAATTTGATGATGTCGCTAATCAAATTTGATTAACTAGCACTTGAGTATTAAACTTGGACTACAACTATTTTCCCAATAACAGAGCCAAGATGTTATTAGTAGAGTACTTTTCCAGCCAATGATTTTAGCTGATCTTGTCTGTAACTGATAGTATGTTGTCTTGTATGTTTTGCATCTACCACAGAAATGAGCACCGTCGTTCGTAGCTTCTTGTTTAACATACGTTTTGGTTTCTCTATATCTTTCAATTAATTCATAATACCTTGATGGAAATATTTCTTCGGAATCAAAATATGCTAATTCAAACTCTGTAAATTCTTTTTTAAAAAGTCTATTAATTAAATCTATATTTTTAATATAACTATCTGAATTTAAATTCGTGTAAATTCTTACAGCTTTACTTATATAAAAATGCTTGAACACATAATCCCAATCTCTAGTTGTACAATTAGTTACAGCGTAATTAAATATACCTCTCTCAAGATTTAAAGAAAACTTTTGTAAATCATCCTGTGAATAAAAGTATGGATCTTTATTATACTTTGTTAATAATTCAAATAGTTTTTTATACAGATTTTCTCTACAAGGGTGTTTTGGTATTAAGGTATCCCTCGATAATGTATTATCAATATCATTCGAATTACTCGATAATTGAATTTGTGACTCTAACAGTGATTCTGGTAGTAATTCTGGTAGTGATTCTGGTAGTAATTCTGGTAGTAATTCTGGTAGTAATTCTGGTAGTAATTCTGGTAGTAATTCTGGTAGTACTTTTTGTACAACTATAGACTCAATTTTCTTTTTACGAGGCATTTAATGTTAATATATTGATTCGTAATTCAATTTTATTTTAGATATTTTTTTTATTTTATTATAATATAATATAATATATATAAAGATGTCTAAAAAGTCATTTGCTGAACAATTTTTTGGGTCAGAGCCATCCACACCAGAATTACCAGACATTGAGTCAAGTGGTGAATTTTATTCACCAACAAATTATGAAATCCCACAATCAAGTGATGTTTCTATGAATACCGAAGAATTACTTGAACGAAAAGAAGAACTTAAAAGTGACATTAAAAAAGAAGAAGATAAAGAAGAACGTAAAGAGTTACAAGAAGAACTCAGAGAAGTAGTTGAAAAACTTGAAGAAAAACAAGAAGATATGTCATCTTCTCAACCTTCAAGTGAAGAATCAAGTCTTCCATCGGAAGGTACAAGTACATTCTTTGAAAATTTATTAGGTGTATCTCCAAAAATGCTTACTTATACATCTAATCCTGAAACATCTGAACCTCCTAGGAAACAAAGAAAATCTCCAACTCAACCAAGTAAAAAAAGTAAGTCACGGTCGCCTCGTAAAGCTAAAAAGACTAAATCGCCCAAGAGAAAGTCAGCTAAAAAGGCTAAATCTGTAAAGTCAAGTAAAAAGACTAAAAAGACAAAGTCAAAGAGAAAGTCAAGTAAAAAGGCTAAAAAGACTAAAAAGACAAAGTCAAAGAGAAAGGCTAAAAAGACAAAGTCAAAGAGAAAGTCAAGTAAAAAGACAAAGTCAAAAAGAAAGTCGGCTAAAAAGGCTAAAAAGACAAAGTCAAAAAGAAAGTCAAGTAAAAAGACAAAGTCAAAAAGAAAGTCAAGTAAAAAGACAAAGTCAAAAAGAAAGTCGGCTAAAAAGACAAAGTCAAAAAGAAAGTCGGCTAAAAAGACAAAGTCAAAAAGAAAGTCAGCTAAAAAGGCTAAATCTGTAAAGTCAAAAAGAAAGTCGGCTAAAAAGACAAAGTCAAAAAGAAAGTCAGCTAAAAAGGCTAAATCTGTAAAGTCAAAAAGAAAGTCAGCTAAAAAGGCTAAATCTGTAAAGTCAAAAAGAAAGTCTGTTAAAAAAGCAAAGTCTGTTAAAAAAGCAAAGTCTGTTAAAAGAAAATCAAAAAAGGCTAAATCTGTTAAAAAGGCAAGGTCTGTTAAAAGAAAATAAAGGCGAGTCTGTTAAAAAAGAAAAATATGTACGTAAAAGAAAATTAAAAAATATTAATTATTATTATTAATAACATTATTCTTT